CCGCGCCAGTCCAGCGCAGACCTTACCGCAATATACGGGCGCGCCATTGCGACGAGAGCGGTTTACACCACCTGTCAGCTTCACGGCCTTAGCGCCGCCCTGGGGGCATGTGATTTCGGTGTGACTAGTCATTGCTCACTCCCGGCCCTTGGCCCCTCGGACCGGGAAACGAAGTTAGCGGCCTCAGGTTTGCACGAACTACGAAGTACTCCTGAGACTGGCCCACCCGTTGCAGCGGGTGTTTGGGCGTTCTGGGGAGGGGTCATTGGCCGGCCTCAAAGCGATAGCCGTATGCCCACTCGGCCTTGATCGCCCCAAATTCAGCGGGCAACTTTCGACGGATTTTGAAGACCATCACGTCGATTATTTTGTGACTCGGAAGGTCATCCGCATCAGCCCGATCAAAGTACAAGGCGTTGAAAATGGCATCGCGCGACAAGGGACCATTCGCATCATAGAGCGCGACCAGAATGCGACGTTCTGTTTCCGTCCAGTGAACACCAATCCCGTCGATGGGATGTGACCCACGCGGCTTGACCGCCTCAAGTTGCTCAATGACGCCAATCAGATATTCAACCGCGTCTATCGGCCTCATGTCTTCAACTATTTGTCTGAGCGGGGCTGCACGATGGGGTAGGAGCTTGAGGCCATGACCTCGCTTAATCCTGCGAACCGAAGATGTAGAAATCCCCTCTACTTCGGCGATGTGCTTGGTTTGCCGCCCGTCACGAAGGCTTTTGACAACGCGTTCGTGCATGGGCGACATCACAGCCCTGCCCTCGCAAAGAACTGGTCAGCCTTTACCCTGAATGCCTGGTAAGCCTTCAAAGCCCGCTTGGCGCGAACCTCATAGAACCGGGCCAGAATGTAGCTGATTGTCCTCATTCCCCGCCCGCCTGATCAAGTACGACCTCCGCGCCAGCAATGGCTGCAACAGCAAAGAACACGTGAATAGGCGCGCTGTTGTGGCAGCGCAGCCAGTTGACCACCTGCCGGGGCGAGGCCCCTAAAACTGCGGCAGCCTTGCGCGCCAGCTCGTTTTCCGAGGGGGATGGAAAGGCCCGCCACAACAAGAGGGCAAAGGCTTTTCGGGCGGCGGAAATGTCAGTGCCGCCATAATCTGCAAGATTTTTCAAACGTCTATCTCCATATGTCATTTGTGAAGATGTTTTGGAGACAGATTGAGGAAGGGAGGCAGGGGTGGCGGTCATTGGGCCGCCGCCTTGTTGTCCGAGACGTAGCGCACGAAGCGCTCGGCAACATCAAGAGTGCAGGTGCCGCCAGATAGCAGATGACGAAACAACCTGTTGTTGCCTACTGCCATTTTGCAAAGAGTAGCCTCAGCAACTCCGCGCGCGTCAGCCTCACTACGGATAAGGGAGATTAGTTCATTGGTTGTCATGAAGCTGAATATGGGGACATTAATCCCCACAAGTCAAGGGACAATTGTCGCCTATCACAGCGAGGCGGCGGGGGATTATTATCCCAACATGAAAACCTTTAGAGAAGCATTGTTAGAAGCGGTCAAGACCGGCAACCCTTCGTTGAGGGCGGTGGCGCTTGCTTCAGGCGTTTCTTATGAACAGTTGAAAAAGCTGAAACAGGGTAAGACGCAAAATACAAATATTGAAGACGCGAGACGGATCGCGGCCTATTTTGGGAAAACAGTTGAAGACTTCATTGAGGCTCCTGAAATGAGAGCTGACATTGAGCTAGCCGAAATCGCGTCTCAACTAGAGCCTGTGGAGCTTGAGTTTCCCCTAAGTGTTGGACAAGCGCAGATCGACAAGCGGAATCCTGCTCCTGAACAACCTGACGAAGATGCAAAATAACTTTCTCTCTATCCATCAATCTAAACCTTTATATATGGCAAAAGCAGCGCCGTGAATTACTGTGAAAGTCGGCGCGCTCGATGAAAGACTCAGCATTATTCATCCCCTGAATGACCATTGGAGCCCGTCTGCGGCAGCGATTCTAAAAGATCAGGGCTCTCCAATAAATTGAATCTAGTTGACGAGTCACAATTACGTCAATTAGCGTGATGATAATGACGAATATAGGCGACATCGGTTATGGATATATGCGAACACTGGTTGAATTTAATAGATAAATCAGGTCGAACCCCTGCGGATTTAAGCACTGCGATTGGCAAGCATCGCTCATATTTGAGCAAACTATTGTCGGGCAAGCGCTTTGAACCCGGTGCATTCACGGCGCAACGACTCGCCTCCGAGTTGCGCGTTTCAATGGAACACCTTTTAGGTCGTGACGAGAGCCTGTCTGTGAGTGCTGATCCTGACTACCGACAGGAGGTTCACAGGCAGGCGTCCAATGTGCTTGCGGACGTGATGCGAGTTACCCATGAGAGATTGAGGTCAAGTCAGTACACATCGGCTGACACGGACATGATGGGGGCCTTGCTTCAGTGGTGGCACAAACAGGGCGGTGTCCTGTCAGGACATGAAGTATTCGAGAGTCGCTTTGATGTAATCAACGTGCCTGATCCAACGAGCCTTGAAGTAATGCCGGAAAGGATCGGAGCGGAGACCCTCGCCGCCCAGCAACTTGGAACAAACGATCCGCATGCCTTAACCCAGTTGATCAGATCATTTGACACGGAGACACGCAGGGAATTGGGAGAAGCGTTTCTTGATGTATCAAAAACCGGTGTGCCACATCTAACGCCAGTGCTCTCCATCTCGATTCCGCTAGGTGGTGAACATCACCATACCTTTGAGTATTTCAGCCTAAGGCTACCCGTTCGCACGCCAAGCGGAGACCGCTTCATACTAAGTCATTGCTTTGATGTTTGACTTCTATATCCCATGTTTGGTGCGAAATATTGCGGATTCTTGATGTAGAATTTTGCCGCGTCAACAACGTCTTGGAGGGGCAATGCGCAAAGGTACTCAGTCGAAAATCTTGATGACTCTGGCACTGTCCAAGTCTGGCATCCCGCATACTGGCGGGTGAAACCATACCGACTTGCCTTTCCGGTTAAGACATCGGGCTGGCGCACGAATCCATAGATCCAATCGGGGGACCACATCGCGGCGAGCATTGCATTGTGGTAGTGCATCAATACACCCAGATTCACACGGCCCTTTCTGTAATCAGGATGCATGTATAGCTCACCCAGGCAAGCAAGAAGGCCCCTTATCTCATGCGTCATCGCCCAAGGGAAATTGCCCGCTGGTGGCCCCTCGCCCGCGTTGTAGTGTCGTGAATGCGTACGAGCGATGTGGCCCGCAAGAAACTCTGATCCAACGTCTTCAGTTTTTGCAGCCACTCCGCCAACATCAAAACCCTGATGCGTGACCAGCAGCCCAAAAAAGTTCTTTGATGTGAAGTCGTGGCTGGAGCTTGCCATCATCGGGTGGCTTGGTTTCTTGCCTAGCGCGGCCATACGGACCTCAAAATCCGCATTATCTTTCGCCGCATCAAGACCAAATCCGTCATCCCTCATGCGCCCGGCGCACAGGTCTGTGAACCTTATCAAGTTGTATTTATCCACGCCCGAACGCCCACCGTCCACTATTGCGGTGGTTGTAGTTGATTACTTGAGGTTAGCCAATCAGGGACATGATGCCGCGCGAGTTGAAGCGCTCAGATCACACCCATAATGGTGCCGAATAATCCCGCTTCGATGGGTTTTTCTTTATGCCGATTCTGAACCACTGAAGAAGTGATGGGGATTATTGTCCCTTTTCCCACTTGACGGGGATTATTATCCCCATTAGTTTCTCCCTATGCCACACAACGCGGCACAGAAGGAGACGACATGAACATCCGCCCCGACACCCACGCAGACTTTGAGGCTCTTGCCGCTGGCGCGCGGGCTTGCGCAGAGGAAACCGCAGCGACGTTCGAACACCACCTTCTCATTGACGGCGTATGGAAGAACGATGACCAATTCGACACCCTCACAGAAGCCGCCAATGCATACGTGGAATCCTACGCAGACTGGGGCGAAGGCCAGAAGGTTATTGAGGTCTGGGCTGATGGCAGCACCTTTGACTTGACCAGTGAGGCACGCGCGGAGGTCGAGACGTGGAACGCGCAACGTGGTGATACCGCGCCATGGGACAGTGCTGAGTGCGACACATGCAACTCCACCATGTGCCAGTGTGATGCTCCCTTTGAGCAGTGGCGCGATGAAGGGGGGTATGCGGCATGATCAAATTCGAAGTCAAAAACCGCTTCACTGGTGCCATTCAATTTACGGCTGAACTCGATTGCGCCGAGGATCAACAGCGCTCCGTCAAGCTAGGCCTATCAGTTCGGTGGGCATTAAAGGCAGGTGCCGACCTGAGCGATGCCTACCTGCGCGGTGCCTACCTGCGCGGTGCCGACCTGAGCGGTGCCTACCTCATTCATCTAGGCCAGCGCTCTGATGGGTACGACTTCCTCGCTCATATCAAGGATGGCGCGATCTGGATCAAGGCCGGGTGCCGCCACTTCACAATCACAGATGCCTCAAAGCACTGGCGAGATACACGGGACGGAACGCAGCTAGGTAACGAAAGCATGCAGTTTCTAAAGCAGGCCCGCGCCTTGGTGAAAATTCGAGGGATGCTGTCATGACCTACCCCCTTATCTACGTCACCCCCGAAGGCGAAGCGATTGGCATCACGGCAGAACGCCTTGAGCGCGCTTTAGAGCGTCGGCTGGACACCTTCAACGTCCGCCCCCTGCCCCCTGTAAAGGACGAGCCACGCGGTGATGGCGGTGCGCAGGCTGTGGCGGAGGTGGTGTGATGGAGTGGCGACCGATTGAGACAGCGCCGAGGGATGGCACTTACGTAATCGTGTATGTTGATTGGCCTGATGCCCAAAATCAAATCGTTGTGGCGAGCTGGGTCGATCACGGGCTGACATATTCTTGGCGTCCAATAGATGGACTGACGATCAACTACCTGAATGCAACCCACTGGATGCCCCTCCCGGAGTCTCCCCAATGACCCGCCCAACACCCCCAGCCGCACCCCTCCCCCCTGCGGCTGACAGCACCGGGGCTGACATGAGTACCGTCGCCCCGGTGCACCATGAAAACGAAGAATGGCGCGACTTTCTGCGCGACAAGCTCAACCTGCCCGACCGCTTTCGTGCGGCAGATGGCGATATTGGAGAACTGTGATGGAATTAACTCAGCTTCAAATAGACACTCGCAGACATGCCGAAATTGACGGAATGCTGCGTGCAAACACTTATGGTGAGCAAGATGAATCTGGGTGGCACGGCTGTTCAGTAGGGTGTCTTGCGCGCGATCATGGGCTTGATGGCCAGACAGCACACGCAGCACTAGGGCGTATCTACGGATACCCTGAATGGGCGGTTATGCTCCAAGATCGCATGTTTGAGGGCTTGGCCTTAAGCGAAAATCATGTGCCGTGGCACGTTCAATTTGCTGATGCCGTGGCTGGCGTCAAAGACTGGCAAGCAGCTTTGCACAAGATTCATGCAGCAATTCTGCGCACTTCCCTGAAGTACGCCGGAGAGTCCGCCCCGTGCGTTCAAACGGTAATTGATCTGCATGAGAGACACGAGCC